CTCAGTTATGTTATCATATCCCTCAGGGTCCAAGTAGACCAAATGTGGCTCTTTGGATCCCCCCACCGGGAATCCAATTGATGTATTTATTTTCATTCTATCAATGAATTTCCATCCATCGATACCGGAAACTGTCTCTACATCAGTCAATGGTCTCATTTCTAAGCACCATTTCTCAGACTGACTATCGAAACATTCCTTTAGATCAAGTAAATAATCATCACAGGCCATGTCAACATCAGATGCGGGAAACCCTATACTAGGTTGGCAACAATGTTCTAACGATGCAGCCCATGGTCGCCACGACTCCTTAATTGTCTCCCCATCCTTACGAATTTTAGGAGGAGCAAATTGCGGAGGTCCCCACAAATTTTCCTGTTTGGTGATCTCAGTCACCGCGGGCGAAATTGGTAATTCTGTGACTTTGGATGTCGTACTGGAGCGTCCGGTTACTTCGCCATAAGCTACAACCGCCGCATCGTCCGGCACCCAGTTAATGGGAGATTTGTAATGTACTCCACCACTAACGTCATATTTTTTACCTAAAATCTTATCGGGCAAATCTGTCCTGTCTGGTCCCAAAGTGAAGTTGGGACTTAGCTTGAGAAGATTGTATATTCCAACGTCCAGTTCAGGACGAGTAATAGCACCTCCACAGCCGTCTACACGACCAGTTTGTCCACCCAAATGAAATCCCAATATATGATGTTGTTTTCCCTCCGAAACACAACATGTCATACATTGACCACCAAAGGTGGGTTTAGACATCGAATAGTAAGATCCTCGAAACGAATGCAGTCCATTGCTAACAGAATTGTTTGGTTGCCACAAGAAATTATCAGAAGACATTTCCCCTGCTTCGTCAACATAGTAGCTAACACAGGGAACACTCTTCGGAGAAATTTCATCGGCAAAATTGTTCATTAAATTTGGACAATCACCACTATTGGAAACGTAGATCAAAGCAAAATCAGTGTTCGGAAGGCGGTAAATGCTCTTCGGATCAATAATAAAGCTTATAGATTGGCCCCGTTTCTTAATGGTTGCCTTTGCGTTGCTCTCGGGAAT